CCACAGAAAACAAGGAAATTCTTTTTCTTTTTCATAAATTCAACTATTTTGTCCGCAGCCCAAGTTGGGAGAGCTGTTCTAGCCATCGTTGCTCCGACATAGCGTTGTCCGAAGATTCTTTCTTGGGCGCTATGGATTTGTCCTTCGTATATGATTTTTCCTTTTGACATTTTTTATCCTGTGTTTTTCTTGTTATTGTTTCGCTGTTAGCGCTATTCCTAATGTTTTTGATTGTTCCCTCGATAAATCGATAGGCATCTCGTATTGGTCCTTTATATGCAACTAGCACATCCCACGCCTGGCTTATTTCTTCGGCCCGCCAGTTCATTTTCTTTTGCACGGCGAACGTAAACACGTCTTGGATCGATAACTCGAAATTTGAGCCGTTTGGGTGCGTTTTAACGCATCTTGTGATTTGCTGATCAAGATCAACAGCCGAAGGCGTTGGTTTTTCTGCTTGCTGAATTTCTTTTTCTTGCTCTTGAGGCAAAGAGTTATGAACAACTTCAACAGAAAGATTTTCTTTCGCGAGAGGCGCAACAGGCGCCGGTTCGCTACAAACAATTGTTGTTGTATCTTGTGTTTTAGTATGTGGTATAGCTTGGTTGGAATCAACCATCGAGTGGTTAGAATCAACCATCGTAAACATTTTTTGACAGATCTCATCCGAAAGTGTGTACCAGATGGTTTTGTCCATTTTTCTTTTATTGAAGTCTCCTTTGATCAGAATTCCTAGACATTCTAATTTTTTTATCAATTTACGAATGTTTTGACGTGACCAATAAGGGAAATGTGCCATGATCTCTTTTTGCGTCTGATAGGTCCAATATTTCCCTTGGTGAAAATTCTTTTTCATCTTCGCATTAAATTTAACCCAATACGAAAAATGGGCTACAAGTATCGCTAAATCAACACTCTTAAGTTGTGTCGCTATATCAATATCAAATGAATGGTGTGTAGAAGGATAATTTTTTGTATTCATAACTTGTTACTCCTGTGAGTGTTGCGAACGCATCTCAGAGAGGAGCACAAAAACGATGTCAATAAATTTATACTGTTGTATAAAAAGATCAGACGTGCTAATATCTTCTATGTTGTTAGAAGATTTGACTATCGTTTTTGTGTTTCCTCCAAAGTACACATTCATGTTGCCCTTGTAAAGAGTCTAAGCTTTACAAGGGTTTTTTTTATTTGATCACGACATTACGCTTGCAGCCGATTATCTTCAAACTCTTTTTTGTCCGGCCAATCGCCATACGCAACTTCTCCGCCTGTAGCTTTCTCAATAATGAGTTTCAGTTTATCTCCAGGAAGTATAAATCCTCCTGTAATTTGTCTAAGATACCCAGGGTCGTAATTAACGATTCTCGCAAATACAGACGCCTTCATTCTTTTTTTGTGTAAATAATCCCTTAAATCCATATAGGCCTCCCTTTTTAATAAATAACATTATTTTTTATCCCATGTTTTAACGCAAGTGTAAAATTATTACTTACACTCTATTTTCCAATATTCACCCTTTTCCTTGCGATATTTCTCTAAATCAACGCTTTTCAGCTCCTCAATCATAGAATAATCTACATATCCCGACTTAATTACTTTTGTGACGGTGATCCCAAAACCCTTGGTATTTTCATTCTCGCAGTATTCTATAATCGCTTTTTTCAATTCGTCTTCTCTATCGGCTAAATTCTTTTTTGACACCTGCAATAGCTGCCAATTAAACGCCAGTTCTTTAAAAACTGGGTTGTCTATTGTGATGTATTCCTTTTTTAGGCTTTTCCTATGCACCTCATCAATCTCAGGCCCCTCCTCCATATCCATGCAATAGTGAAATTTCCTATGCTCTACTAGCATTTTGCTAATATATGCTTCGTCTCTTTCGACGATCGAATAAATCGTTTCCCCTGAGTTATGCGATACATAATAAATCTCCTGCATCCCTGTGACCAATAGAGCATGCTGAAGCTGCGGATAGTATTTATCCGGAATAATACCCCTCCTTACTCCCTCATGCTCTGCTCTTGTTCCGCATTTTATCTCTATCAAAATATCGTTATACTCATCATATCCATCCGAGCTATATGATAAGAATTCAATAGTGTCATGCACAAAAACATGAGGAATTAGCCTACAAAACAACCTATCTTCGATATCTGCACGCACAAACTTCTCTAGATCGGAGCCCCTTCGCATCGGCGAATTCGCAGCTTTAGGCTCACTAATACCAACCTTCTCTTGCCATAGCTCCCAACGCGTTTTATATGGACTCACACCCATAATGATGGGGGCATCGCTGCCCCCTATATGTTCCTTTCTAAAAGCATGCCATTCGGCACTTCCTTGCTCGACATTAATGATTTTCATACAGTTATAACCTCTCCTGATTCAGATCTTACAAGCTGCTCTTGTATTTTTTTTTCCAGGTTTTTTGTTAATCGTAGAAACAGCTCACGAGGCAGTAGTTTAAAATCTGAGATTCTTTTTGTAGCCGTCAGAAATTTAACAAGATCTTCTCGACCATTTTCAATTTGATCTAGCTGTCTATTTAATATTTCCAACTGCTCACTGGATATTAGTTCCTCCATTTTCACTACTTGATTAGACTCTTGTAAAGGCACGATCTTTGCCTCAGCTTGCTGCATCTCGTCATCACTATAAAGCCCGCTCATTTCAGCCGGAAAAGCTTTTCTTAACGCGATAGCTTCAGCACATTTAGCGGTCATTGTGTGTTGCATTTTTTTCCAAAATGGATTATTCGGTTGAATATATTCTCGCACAAGTGCTGTCGCTGAAATATCATGCCATGTTCCGTCGTGAGTCATTTTTTTTATATATGATGTTGCCGAAATCAAGTCGCCTTTTTCGTCATATGTAAAAGTAGACTCTTTGCCAGGGCTATATTTATGCGTCCTATCGGCAATTAACCTCATCCCATCTATCGACGTTTGAATAGTTCGAGTACCACCACGAGGAATTGAGTAAATTTGCTTCATGAATGGGTCTAATCCTGTTTTCTTACACACGTGTAAGAATAACTGGAACTCATCGTTTGATGAACCCTTGCATACCGTATTCTTTAGAAGATCTAACTTCTCTTGCGAGAAGTCGACTGGCATATGGTCTATTTTCTGTAGTGCTGATGTCATATTATTTTCCCTCGTCTTGTATTAATTTTTGTATGTGCTGGTTAAAGTGATGTTTTACTTTTTCGTACAGTCCTGTAAATTGGTCTGCCTTCTTCTCGTTTTTATCCCGGAAAAACTTCACGACCTCCAATAAGTCCTCAAAATCTTTTTCCTGTAAATTCATCTGAATCATACTTTCCTCACAATTGTTGGAAGCACGTTAGGCATTTTTTTGCTCATCACGATTTGATCCGCTAACATGTCATACATCTCACTAACGATATTATCTACGTCAATTTGTGAGATTTCTGTCGTCTGCCTATACAGTACATCTAACAAATCTTGAAAGCTCTCTTCTATACACTCTAATCTCTTCATTGCATCACGATTAGATGCATTATCAAGCTCTTCACGCTTAGCATCATATTCCGTATAATCATATAAATCGTATCTGTTAAACATTTCTCTTCCTCTTTAATTTTTTATCGGTTAATTTGAGGACCGCATATCGAGTCCTTTTGTTGAGAGCTCACATTTCCCGATGTGGGCTCTTTTTTATTTAGCACAAGTTTCTCATAAGGTGTATATAAATTTTTTAAATCTATATCAACATTCACTAACAATCACCTCTTGGTTGTCGAGGATGAATAAAAACTTTCAAAACATCTTGCTGACTCTTGGTCCGCTATCATCATCGCAAGACTTGCTCGCTTCGATACCATAAATATAACACATCATCTAATTTAACGCAACAAAAACAATGGAAATATAACGATATTTTCGTAACACACTGAAAATATAAGGTTTATGGAAAAAAACTCAAAACAAAGAAAATATTTACACTAAATCTCTGCCATTCATATAGTTAAAATAAATTTACTTTACAATTATAGTGATATGGCACGACTGTTGAAGAATTAAAATCGATTGATCTTGAAAAATATCGCAAGAATCACTCAGAATACTGGAAGATAGATATACTTAAATAAATATATGTCATACAAAAAAGCTCCTGAAAATCCTAATTATGAAATCGATTGGAGTTTTGTAGAAATGCTTATAGTAAAAGGAAGTACTGGAGTTCAAGTAGCTGGTAGACTTGGTATTCCACCAGCCACTTTGTATGATAGGTGTGCTATCGAAAACAATTCTGGGTTTTCTGCGTATGCGCAGAGTAAAAGAGCTCGCGGAGAAAGCTATTTGTGTGAACGGCAGTTTGATAAGGCAATGGGGATCACAGAGAAAGGAAATGATAAAATGCTATTGCGTCTGGGGGAATGGCGGTTGGGACAAGGAAATGGTAAGAATACCCCTAAGGAATCGAATGTATCTAATCTAGCTGATCTTAAGAAAAGCATAGAGCTAGGAGAGGTATCTCAGATTGATAACATCTAAAGCTTGGCGTCTCAATAACTTATATCGCATTGTGGACCGTAACGGCAATAGCATCCCTTTCAAATGTAATGGCGTCCAGTCAGATGTCTTAGAGCATTTACACACACGTAATATCATCCTCAAGGCTAGACAGTTGGGCATGAGCACATTTGCAGTTCTTTACCTGCTCGATGAAATTTTGTTCAACACCAACATAGCCGGCGGGATTGTTTCCTACTCTTTAGAGCACGCACAGCATATCTTTAAGAAGATCATTGGCCATGCCCTAGATACATTTCCGGAAAAACTCAAACCCTTGCTAGGCATCACGCAGCGATCAGCAAGAGAGATCACTTTTAACAATGGCTCGAGTTTACGTGTCGACACTACTCTGCGCGGAGGATCTTATCCTCTTGTGCTTGTCTCCGAGTTCGGCAAAACTTGCGCTAGAAACCCACAGAAAGCCGAAGAGGTTATCACGGGTACTCTGCAAGCAGTCCCTAGAGATGGACGCGTAATCATAGAGAGCACAGGGGAGGGGAATAGCGGGTTCTTCGCAGAAATGGTCATGGAGGCGTCTAGAAGGGGAAATGAGGATCTATCGGCTCTGGACTATAAGTTATTCTTTTATCCATGGATGATGGAGCCCACGTATACACTGCAAGATAAAGTGACGTATAATGTATCGATGACAGACTATTTCAACGCTCTTGAGAAAGATCTCAGCGTCACTATTACGCAGCAGCAACGCAATTGGTATGCGGTTCAGACGAAAGTTCTCGGGGATAAAATCAAGCAAGAGTTTCCGAGCACTGTCAAGGAGTCATTTCTTTCGTCATCAGACGCGTACTACTTCGCTCAAGCAATCGAGGAGGCCTACCAGTCAAATAGATGCCTCTATACGCCGTTATACGACGCATTGTTACCGGTATACGTTGCAATGGATATTGGAGTCAACGATCTCACGGTCATGGTATTTTTCCAGATCGCTCATGGTGAGATACGCGTGATAGACTACTATGAGGACAAAAACAAGGGCGTAGATTTTTACGCAAAGTATTTACTACAGGATAAAAAATACTTATATAGCACAATATTTCTCCCTCATGACTCTGCTAAAAGAGATGCTATCGTAGTAGAGAACACCTATGAGCGAGACTTCCGACGCTTGTTTGCAGGAACAGGGACAAAATTCCATATCCTTAAACGCATGGATAAACAGTTGCAGATATCCCATGCTAAAATAGCGTCGTATCGTTGCGTGTTTAACGTTAACAGAGTAAAACCTTTTCTTGATCAAGTCATGAAGTATAGAAAAAAATGGAATGAACCGACAGGTCGATATTTAGATGAGCCACTACATGATGTATCGTCTAACTATGCCGATTGTTTTATGTACATGACGCAAGCAGTGTCGCACCTCGAAACAGTATCCAATCTAGGAGGCGCTTTAGAAAAGCATAAGCAGATCGTAGAAAACAGATCAAAACGAGTTATATAGGTTTTTTCGTAAAATCAACAAATAATATTGCCGTCTCGGCGTGTAACATATATTTTAGTTTTTAATATATGGAACATGCATGCTTAATGACAATGATATTAGATCGGAATTCCAAGAAAACTATCGATACGCACACGACTATTGGGCTCCATTTGTAAAAGATGCGCAGGTTTATACTCTTGCAGCATCGGGATATACTTGGTCAGATGATGAGCGCAAAGCCCTGATAAAAGAGGGGAGAGAGCCACTAGAATTTAACATCATCCGCAGGCCATTGCAATTCTTCTCGGGCTATCTCAGAGATAATATCAATCAGATTATCTACTCGCCAGTCGAAGGATCAGATCAAAAGACAGCCGACCAGTTCACAAAGCTCTCTTATTACATCTGGGATAAGGGCCAAGGATATCCGCAGTTTCTAGACGCATGCGATGAGGGTTTCAAGTCAGGAATAGCCCTTGCAGGCATTCAGATGGACTACTCAAAGGATTTTGTTAACGGCGATATTTCATTCTACAAACGTACATACAATTCATTCTATTTAGACCCCACATTTGAGAGCATAGATCTACGCGATTGTGCGTTTGGTATCACCCGTGATCTAGTCTCTAAGCAATACACAAAGCAGCTTTTGCCGTTTGTCGATCCTAAGCATATTGATGATATTACAATGGGTTATCGCGATGACAAGTTTATGCAATATCATCCTCAATTTACAACATTTAGCCGTAACCGCAATTTGCTTGCTTATGACCAGTACTATAAGCGCATCACAAAAACTCGCAAGTTTTTAGTCGACATGAAGTCCGCTTTCTATAGAGACATCACAGACCTACCTAAAGCCGATATTGACAAGCTGAAACTTGGAATCAGACGCTTCGACGAAATGCGTGTAAGAGCAGAAGAGAATGGAATAGATTCGGAGGATATTCCAGAGATCGAAATAAGAAGTGTAGAGCGTGGTTTTGTTGAGCTGAATATCATGCTCAATGGCGAGAGAGTCTATGTCGGCGAAGATAAAACAGGCATCAATCAGACCTATCCGTTTGTGCCTATCATCTGCTACATGGAACCATCAATCTGGATGGCCTCACAGCGTATACAAGGCATTGCGTCATGTAACTGGTCGGCTCAGCGTCAATTTAACAAGCGCCACATGAAAATCATCGATATGATGGATTCCGATATTTCGACGGGGTTCAAATATCTCATTGGCTCTGTAGCAGATCCGCAAGACCTACAGCAATCTGGCCAAGGTAAAATCATTGGGATAGATCCAGAGAATGCGCCCCAAGGCCTTGATTCTGTTCAGCAGCTTACTGGTGGTGGTGCTAATCCTGCACTAATCGCATATCAAGAAGTTCTTGATAAACTCACTCTGACACTGTCAAACGTTAATGAAAGCTCGATGGGTATCGATGAGAAAGGTAATACTCAAGTCTCTGGAAGACTAGCCCAGGTTCGTATTGCACAAGGATTAAGGGGCAATCGTAAGATTTTTGATAACGTCGAAACGGCTCAGCAAGTACTTGGTGGCCTTATTCTTAAGTGCATCCAGACGCACTATCCTCCTGGAAAAGTCGAAAGGATACTCGCAGAGCAACCCACGGATCAATTCTACGAAAACGAATTTGAGCAGTACGACGCAGTGATTAAAGAAGGTGTCAGATCCAAATCTCAGAAAGATGCGTACTACTATGAACTCGTCAATCTTAAGAAAGATGGCATTGTTGATGTGCCTCAATCTGAAATTGTTAAAGCTCTCTCTATGGCTGGCCTTAGCGAACTTGAAGAGTCTATTAAAGCTCAAGAAGAGGGAATGGCTAAGCAAGCAGCTAAGATAGATGCTATAGAACAACAAAAGCTTGAACTCGGAAACGCACAGAAAGAGCAGATGATTGCGTTAGCGCAAGAAAGACGTGCTAGGGTAGTTGCTGATCTATCACTTAGCCAGGAAAGAGCATCTGAAGCCGAAGAGAATAGAGCGCAAGCCGCTCTTGCTCGAGCTAAGACAATCACAGAAATAGCAGCCATGAAAGACGACAGGATTCTAAAAGTGCTTGAATTTGTCAACATGATGGAGCAGCAAGAGACTGCTGATCGTCAATTTATCGATCAAACAATACATGCTCAATCCGATCTAATTAATTCAGAAACGCAAGGATCATCCGAGCATATGCAGATGCAGCAAATGCAGCAGATGCAACAAGATCAATCACAAATAATGCAAGGCTTTAACCAAGGAGGTTAGTATGGCTAAAGGACAATCAAGCGGTGGGGCTTTTATGAATAACGCAAAGGGCGTCTGTTCGTATAAAGATAATCCCATGAAGATGGCAAGACAAGTGAAACCCGAATGTGGTCCCGGCATGAATGCTGACCAGAAAAAGGCAAACGGATTGCTACAGAAAGCGCAGAAGCAACAAGACTCTTTACGTGGTATGAGTGGGATGTAAACGGTGATATTTAATATGACAACTTCTACACAAAATCATAAGGTTTTTGATTTCATTATTAGATCTATCATGATCAATATGATGAACGTCAAGATTTTTTATCTTGTTACAAAAATAACATTTATTTGGAAAGTTTTGAAGCGCTTTTTCTCTATAAAAAGTAATTTCATTAGTAATTTTTCCTTTAAACATGCAGGCATGAGAACAATAAATGTTTGGTCTGTTTTTGTTCTTGTTTTTGGATTTTACAAAAGAAAAATTAACGGTACAAATAACGCATTTTTTTGTGACAGTTGTGTTAAGTTTTATAAGTTTATATTTACATTCCTTAGAGCAACAAATTTTATTAGTTTTCTTAATTCTATAAGGATGAACGTAAAAATTCTTGTGGCAAATTGGACAAGAAATATTGGGTTTATCTACAAGAGGTCTTCCTATTTTATTCATGCAAATAATCTTCGTCAAAAAAGGAGATGTTGTCAATGAAAATGATGCTGGATCCCATTAGCAATTTAATTTTGCCAGTAAAATTCTACGAGGAGAAAAACTCGTTAAAAAAATCTATAGAATCAATTGTAGATAAGGTTTTAAGAGAAGTTAAAAATCAAGACACCTATTACATAAATTTACACGCAAAATTTAACCCTAATGATCCGTCTGAATTTATGATGGATACACCTAGAATTACATTGAGATTACCACCATTTACAAGTAATCAGCTTGTTTATTGGGTCGATCCAAAAAAAGGAATATGCGAACTACTGTGGATGGTAGCACCCAAGAAAAAGGGTGAAAAGCTCCACGTGGAATTTAATACAAAAGGTGTCGCTTACCTACAGGCAAAAAGCGCAATGCCGTCATAAAGGCATGCCCTCATAGAGGCTTAATTCTATGCAGTTATAAAATACGGAGATAATTATGAATGAAGAAGAGGACACCGTAGCACCTCAAAATGCTGTGCAGGCTATTGAATCTATAGAACCGATAGAAGTTGGTGAAGTGGTTCAAGAGCAAGAAAATACTCAAGCAGTTGATAGAGAGACTCAAACGCAAGTTCCTCTTTCAGCGCTACAAAAAGAGCGCAAGAAACGTCAGGAATTAGAATTAGAACTTCAGTGGGAGAGGCAAAGGCAAGCACAATTGCAGACCCAACAACCACAACAGGAAGATAACTCTAGGTATGAGTCTGCAACGCGTGAAGATTTGAGTAAGGCACAGAATGAAATTGTAAGGGTAGTAGAAGAGAAATCTTGGATAAAAAACAACCCAGAAAAATATGAAAAATTAAATGAATATTTACCAGATTTTTTAAAACAAAGACCTAATCTAGCATCTGCTATAAACTCCGCTACAAATAGATATGAAGAGGCCTACACATTGATGGAAGCATTAACGCCAAAACAGCAGCAGCAACTTAAAGTTACCCCTAAGAAAAAAGAAGCTCCAAATTCTCCTGGTGGTATCCCAAAGGCTGCCGCTTTAAATCAAGCCGTTGATGTGATGACAATGTCAGACTCTGAATTTTCCGCTTGGAGGAGTTCGCAGAAGAAGCGTAGATAGGCATAAGGAAAAATTATGTCGATTACAACAACCTCGGGATATGGCTCGATGGCTGATAGATGGGCACACCGTGCACTTCTACAGAGATCAAAGCCTCGATGTGTTCACAATCTTTTTGGTCGTGCTTTTAGCCTTCCACAGAAAAATACTGATACAATGGCCTTTAGACGCCAGGAGAACTTGAATTCTGATCCTGTAGTGCTTTCGCAAGATGCTGATCCAGCGCCTGAGCAAGTACAAAAGTTTGACATCAACGTTACCGTGCAAGAATTCGGTAAAGTTGTGTTGCTTGGCCGAAAAGTATTGCTGGTTGTAGAGGATGATACTGCCTCAGAGACAGCAGACAACCTTTCTCAGTGCATGCACACTATGCTAGATAAGGTAACGCGTGATGTTTGGGACGCTTCAGTTCCCCAAATCTCATGTCTGAATGGTATCAACGGTAATGCTATCACAGAGTTAACTCAGACTGATGTTAACCGTGCTATTCAGTATTTGGATGATAATGACACCGAGAAGATGACTCCAACTATTGAAGGGACTTCACGTTTTGGAACTGGTCCTGTGGAAAGTGGTTTTTGGGTTACTGCACACGTGAATTTGAAACCGGACATCCGAAATTTAGATGCATTCGTTCCTACCTCTCAATATGGTTCTCAAGAGCCAGTATTGCAGGCTGAGTTCGGCGCAACTGACGAAGCTCGTTGGGTCACGTCTACACTAGTTAAGTTCTCTAGTGCAAATCCTCCAGTTTATAACAACACATTCGTTGGTGCCAATGCCTACGGCTATGTTGGTATCGATGAAGTCTCTACAGAAATGATCTTGAAGCCTCTTGGTTTTAACGACTATCTGAACCGTTTTCAATCAATGGGCTTTACAGCATGGTTTAACGCTGCAATTCTCGATGATTCCCATATCGTAACTTTACTTTCAACGAAGGGGTAATCTATGTCAGATCTATTCATGGGTCAAACGATGACCGAGTTTTACAAGTTTATATCGGCCGGGACAGCGCATACATTTGCGTTCAATTTTCAGCCTGATAAAGTTGTATTCAATAATATTACGGATTGGGTTGCTACAGCAGGCGGATTTCCTATTTCTGTATGGTTTAGAGACCAAACAGCGGCAGGTGATGCATATCAACACAAGGTTATTGATTCAGCAGCTGCACAATCTTTTAACTTTGTAACAGAAGCGACAAACGGTTTCACAGTAGCAGATACATCAGGTGGACAAGCTAGTTCCCATAAACTAATAGATGCTATCTCAGCAGCCGATCCTTGTGTTGTCAGTACATCTACAGCACATGGATTCCAAACTAATCAAGTCGTAAGAATTACAGACCTTGGAAATGTTGGAGTTACAGATCGTGGGATGGCTCAACTCAATAACAATAGATATAGGATCGTTGTTATTGATAGTGATGATTTTTCGCTGAAGGACGTTATTACAGGAGAGCCAATAGACTCCACAGCATTTACAGCATATGTAAGTGGTGGTCGTGTAACACTTGAGACTCATGTGATAAGCCTGAATAATCCTCAAGTAACACCGTATAGTAACGCAAATCCATATGATCCGAACCCATTCCAATATGATCCGATCACGTATCAATTAACAGCTGGGAGCGCGGTAATGGGTACAGATGGCGATATATTCAATATCGAAGTCTATAAATGGGGAAGGATTGTTGATCTTGGCGATTTACTAACCTAATAATTGATGGGTAGGGGTGATTTGTCCCTACCCTGATAGGAATATATGGAAGAGTTGAAATTTAAGTGTACAAAGTGTGGCGCCTGCTGTCGTAAAGCAGGCGAATTAGGTGTTATGCCACAACGCGAAGATGGTGCATGCGTATACCTAGACGAATCTAATAGATGTAAAATCTATGAAACCCGTCCTGACCTATGCAATGTGAAAAAGATGTATGAGCTGCGCAAGGATAAGATGAAAATCACTGAGAAAGAGTACTACAGATTCAGTAATTTTCATTGCAATCAGTTCATGAAGGAATATGGGATTGATGAATCTTACATGATCGATTTAAACAGTTATGGGATGTAGCAAACATGGGACAAATACCACGACGAGCAGATATTTCAGATATCACGAATGAGCTTCCATGCGTTGTAACTACCGTGGAAGATCACGAATACTCTAACTATGATTTTGTGCGTCTTACTGATTTAAATGGAGCGATGCCTGTCGCAAGAGGGGAGGACCCTCTTAACAATTATAAGTTTAGGATTATTGTAACAGGATCAACAACCTTTTATCTTCAAGATCCTATTACTTTCAAGCCCATAGACTCAACAAATTACCCTCCATATGTTGAGGGGGGATATTGCAACTTAGTAGAACAAAATTTCACTTACTATAACGATGAGGAAAACAATGGCTAAAAACAAACCTGGAATTCAAGCCGTAGAGGATGTGGATTTGATGGATGTATCAATCAAGCAAGCCGAAACAGCTAAACTTCCGATTGAGGAAATGCCTCTCACTAACATCAGGGAGTATAGGCTTTATAATGAAGAAGCAAGAAAACTAAATAAGAAGCTAAGACTCTGTCGGTATCCTATTAAGCCCTGTCCTGTTGAATTGCATCCTAAACAGCGCATAATTTTCAGAAGTAATGATCAGCCGCATAACCCTCAGAAAGTCTTCTTAAGTAATGAGGTTATTCATTTTAATGAGACGCTAATCCCTGGAAAAGCATATGACTTGCCGGAGTGCATTGTTCATCATTTATCGACTCGAGAAAATCCTGAATGGGGTTGGTTTGAGAATAATGATGGTTCAAGAGAAACGAGGATTAAAAGCAAACGCCCTAGATTTTCATTAACACCAGTATATCAAGAGCATTAAGATGGCACAAGGCGAAAGATTTGTTCAGGATGTTTTAGATGTAATGAGGCTAGCATTAGGTCGGAGGAATACGAGCGATCCCGATTCTAGTGATCAGATATTTTTAAAATATCTTAATGACTTTGTAAGTTTGACCATGTCAGATGATGTAAAGCTTTTTGAGCAATTCGGCACCTTGTCATTTACGATAGATGAGTCTAGTACAACTGGGGTGTACACATTCAATGATGTAGGAGCGGATACAGATTTCGTAAATTTATCTGCTGAAGCCTATATCTCACTTCTTGATCCTGTTAATAACTCAGTCTCATGGAATCAACTGCCGATTTATCAGAATCCTGGCGAATTTTTTGCTATCTGGGGGATCAATAATGATGAGATATTGATTCCTGGGTATCCGACGATGATGCTTTATTATGGGAATGAGTTTACATTCAGGACAATTCCCAACACTTCCTATCTTGTAAAAATCTATGGGTATAAGAAAAACAATGATTATGCAGAAGCAGACGTTACGATTCAGTATGATTATTGGCTGAGGTATCTCGCCTATGGGGCAGCCATCAACTATGCACGGGATTTTCGTTACGAGCCAAGTGTAAAAGCAGAATTAAAGTCAGATTTTGCGCATGAAAGGAAGTTGATGCTAACACACGCACACAATCAAGTAAAAATGGCACGAAGTATGCCCCGATTTTAAAATCAAATAAGGAAAATATATGGCTAAGATAGTCGCGTATAAGAATACGATGCCAAAGAAGATGAAGCCTTCTGGAAAAGTTGTAAAAGGGAAAACTTTTATATCTGAAGATGAAGAGTACGATAAAAAAACACGTAAGAAAGAAGATAAAAGCATGAAAACTGCTGGAATGGAAAAACTAATGATGAAAGCAGAAAAAGAAAAGGGATATTCAAAGAAACCACGTGTTAAACCAGTAAAAAAATAGGTGAGATATGCCTTGGAATTCTACGTTTCCAGATGGGAGCAGATCGGTTAAAGCGAATGAGACAGTAGGTCAACAAAATACTACGTATATTCAAACTACCATGGGAAATAGTGTTGTAGGGTCGAATACCGTAACAACACGCGACCACTTCTGGAATGTAGGAGCAAATCAAGATGGAAGGCACCGATTCATTCAATCCCCAGCTTTTACAGTAGGTGGCTTATCCACTGATCCAGTTATTGGAACGGGAATGGATGGAGTGCTATATATCAAAGAAGTAAATACAGATATAGCAAGAGTCGAAGGATTTTATAGAAATGCACAAGGGATTTACCAGTATATTCCATCTTTTAAAACAGGTTCTATTACAAATGTTACTAGTTCATTTCAATCTGTTACAAGTGTCCCAATCAATGTTTATGGCGAAATATTTATGTATGTTACCTCTGTAGGAACAGATAGTCAAAACCGTACTAGAGCAGTTACAGGCTTCTTTCGTAGTGATGCAAGCAAAGTTTATGCTTGGGCTATTCCAAATAGTATACAGGGGGAAAGTGCTTACTTCAATGGTTTGAAATTTGGAAATGGAGATGAGGCCTCAGGATTAAATATTAGAGTAAGAGTTGCCGATGCAACATCTGGACTCACATGGAACTATCGCATAACGTACAGAGCTCTATAATGGAAATATTCGAGATTACAGGATATCAGACAGGGGTTTCAAGGGCTGGTGTAAACTTTTTACAGCCTAAAGATTCATTTCAAAATATTGAGAATGGATTTATCTACCGTCAAGTTTTGCAATCTCGTCAAGGCATCAATAAATTTGCTGAAAGACTAACTGGAGGCGTTAGAGTCTTTGGAATATTTGAGCATACATTACCAGATTCTACGAAAGACCTCTTAGTTTTTGATAAAAACTATCTTTACAAGTACAACACAGGAACAGGTGTATTTGATCAAATTGCTTTTGGGGGATCTCTTGCAGTATATGCAGGGTTTAATATCACATCAAATAGCGCATATATTTCTGGTACTTCATACCCAACAGCGGACAATTTAGGACGATTTGTCTTTACTGGATCAGGAATTACAGCTTCTGGTGGATCGGCAGTATTTTTCTATGATAATGCTTCAAATACAGTAAAGAACTTCACGGTTGTTGGGGATAATCCGAATTATCAGGCCCCACTTCAAGGAGCTCTTAACAGAGCAAAATATGTGATATGGTTTGGAGAGAGACTAAACTTCTTTTCACCGACTCTAGCAAGTACACAGTATACTCAAGGTATTTTATATTCAGGAATTCGAAATAGCGGAGGTAATGGAGATAAATTTGCTGTAGCTGGCTCAGGAATGCTTCAAGGAGATACTTATGAAAGTATCAATGGAGCTTCAATCCTAGGTCAAGTGATAGCAATAAACTTTGATCGATCCAATTGGACATTAGAAAAGACAGCAGATGCATTTAATCCATACTTCATTAGGAAAGTACCTTCTGTATTAGGTACAGATGCAAGTTACTCATTCGTCTCATGGAATAATCTTGTAAAGTCTGTAGGCAAAACAGGATTGATAGGTACGGATGGACGTCAATCAGGAAGGATCGATAACAAGATCCCCTACTTTACACAAGATGAAATCGATCAGATTGATTTTGAGCTTACTTATGGTGGTTTTGATCGTCTAAATAATCAGTTCTTATGGTCTTATAAAGTCTCTGAAACAGACACAGAAACTCAAAATAGTGTGCTGGTAAGCAATTATGAAGAGGATACTTGGAGTGTTTATGATTTAAGATTGACGGTATTTGGGCAAACCGATCTTGGACTAAACTTAAACTGGAATCAAATTGACGAAACAATTGATCCAGCATGGGCAAAATGGAGTACTACAGAGCAGATTTGGAATAAGATTGGACTTGGTAAATCAGTTCAAAAAACACTCGCCGGTGATGATCTAGGATTCATTTATGAATTAAATTCAGATCTAGATGATTACATTACAGATATTTCAGGAATTACAAATGCTACAAGTGCTGTGGTTACTATCTCTGCATCTGCATTTCAAGTAGGAGATAGGGTAACAATTACCGATGTTGAAGGGATGACAGAAATTAATAACTTCGATATTGAAGGAACCGATCATGATTTTGAACCTTGGATAGTTCTAGCAGCTACTACAACAAGTATTACTTTGAATGTAGACTCGACTTTATTTGGGATCTATACAACTGGCGGGAAGCTATCAAAAGTCATTTCATTTAAAGCAGAGACAATCCCATTCAATCCATATCGTGATATAGGTAGGAAGTGCTATGTATCACATGTTGAATTTCTGATCGATAATAATGGTGGATTTCTTAAGGTTGATGTATTGCAAGACGAAGAGGAATCACCATATAAACAGAATATCCTATTATTACCATCTCAGACATCTACAAAGGCACGTGAATGGATAACAATGACTGTTGATAATGAAGCTAATTTTCACACTTTCGTATTGAAGCAAGAGAGTCCATCGACACAGTTAATTATAACCTCTATTCGTATTCATGCCGCACCAGGAGCTTTGACAAGTGGCTAATTTACCTGAGACATTTAATTTTAGAGATAAAAATGACATGACTATGGAGGAACTACTCGTTTTGCTTGACCGTATGTATATCGATATAGCTCGAGCTGTGAATAGAAAACCTGATTTATATCAAAGAGATGACGACGGTCAGACGACAGACACCTTCTTATCGCAAGGTGCCTTAAACATTAATACGACTACATTAAAGGTTGAGATGCTAGTTCAGCATACTAGCCCTATTGCTGTAGTATGGAAAACGCTATCATAGGAGTTAAATTATGGATCCAGCAACAGCAGCAATAGTCGCTGCAGGAGTAGGGGCAGCAGGCTCTATCGGAGGCGGTTATTTATCCGGTAGATCATCGGGAAAGGAATCAAAGACAGAGCGCACAAAAAGGCATCTTCTTGATCAGTTGATAGCTTCTTTGCAGGGTGATGGTCCATATAGTGATCTTTATGCAACGGATGAGAATGCATTCCAACGATCCTTTGTAGATCCTGCGAAATCTATGTTTAATAATCAAATAGCTCCACAGATTCAACAGCAATATATCCAACATGGGCAGCAACGTGGAACAGGGTTGGATGATCAATTACTTAGAGCTGGAGTAGACTTAGATCAGTTACTCAATCAAAATTATTTAGCTTTCCAAAATCAGGGTAAAGATAGGATGCAGAGCGCTTTAAACTCTGCTTTAGGTTCAAGCAATGCAGGAACTCAAAATATGGGAAGCAGTCAATCTCTTCAACAGTCTGCGGCTGGTTATCTTTCAAGCCCTGCATTTTCAAACGCAGCAATGAATATAGCAAATCCTCCACAGCAAAATCAAAACCAAACAATGCAATCAAAACAATATCAACCACCAAGAAAAGGCTATTTGCCTGATTGGCAAGTTGGTGACTCAAGATGGAGCGGAGGAGGTTACTAATGGGATATTCACAAGCGTTTAATACTGCACATCAGATCGGAACGAATTTCTATAATGAAGGGCTTGTAAGAGAACAGAAGCAAAAGCAAGCAAATGAGCAAAACACTATTGAGACTATTCTTGAGCAGGCTTCGAAATCTGGGGATCCACAAATATTACAAGATTCAATAGGAAAGATTCTTTCTAAAGTATCACCTGAAAGACAGGGAGCTGCTATAAAGTATCTAGAGAATACCTATGAACGTATTCAAGAAAAGGAAAAGTTAGCTAGAGAAGAAAAAAAGAATATTAAAGAAGAAATGAAAGGGAAACAGGCAGCTAAAGATGCTGGTTATACTTATGGAGCGCCTGCACAAGTAGCATCTCAACAAGTTAAAGATAAAGCGAAAGGTGGAAGACTTGCACAATATGGACTTGGTGGCAATCAGGGTCAAGTTGAACAGATACAGCCTAATATGACTGGAAATCCTATAGCATCGACTAATCAACCTTCCCAAGATGCTCCAATAATTAAATCTCCGGAATCTGTATTTAGAAAATTATTCGATGATCAACTTGTGGTTGCTTCAGGTTCTCCAGATAAAGAAGTTTCAGAGCCTTCAAAAGCAGAACTAAAGCGGAGGGCCGATGAACGCGATCTAGAACAGAAAAAAACAGATTCGACGAGAAAACATCATACTGAAATCTCTCAAGAAATTTTAAAAGAGAATGAAAAAGATTCTAGGAATATTGTTGAGGCAGAATCTGCTTTAGGATTAATGGAAAATGCGATTACAGGTAAGGATTTATCATTTTGGTCACCTGATAACCTAGCAGAATTGACAGGTATTGAAGCATTTCGATCACCTGAAGGCGCTCTATTCAAAACAGCTGGTAAAGAATTCTTTCTAGGAACTCTTAATCGTGCAGGAGCTCGTCCTAACCAATTTATCGAACAGCAAATTGTTGAAATGTTACCAAAAATGGGTAGATCTACAGCAGCTAATTTATCGGTAGCTAGGGCCTTTAGAAATGAAATCGATCTTAGAAAAGAAAAGGTTCGTTTAACGCGTGAATTGGCTGATGAACTTGAAGCAAAACTTGGCTATGTACCAAGGAATATTGGTCAACTTAGAGATCAAAAACTAAAAGAGTATGCCGAGAGAAAGCAGAAAGAGCTTAACAATGATCTAAGAGCTTATAAGTCTATCGAAGAAAAGTCAAATCAGCCATTTATTAAGGTAGAACCAGGAACACCAATATCGAAAGTCGTCGCTAAGGCTATTCTTGATCAATATGACAAAAAAGATCCTGAGCGTACAAAGAAAGCGGGAAAACAAGCACAAGAACTAGGATACACATTCTAATGAGCACAAATCTAAATATCTTTGAGCAATTGAATAGTGACTCAGAAAGTGATAATTTTTTTGAGGTTATTAATAAACCTTCACAACCTACTCAGTTCGATGAAATCCAATCTGCTGAAGCTGCCCCAACAAGAAATATATTCGATTCATTGAATGAGCAACAACAGGAAGAAAAACAATTCGGGTTTTTAGAAACCGCGCGAGATATAGGGGAACAAATAGCTTCAAAAGGACTTTCAGGAGTTGCAGGGGCTTATGGAAATATTCTTAGTACATTTGGTCTTCAGGGTAAAGAAGGAGAAATTTCTCCTGGACAATCACAACGAAACTCACAGCAATTCCAAGTCTTAGAAAAACTTGATCGTGGTGAAGTTCCTTCTTTCGGAGAACTAATGCTTCTTTCGGATGATGATGTTTTACCGATAGGAAGTAGACTGCCTACATCAAAAGAAATACAAGGCGGTATAGAGAGCGTAACAGGTATTGGTGAAGGGAAGACTCCGGAAGGAAGAATTGCTGGTCGTGGGGCTGAATTTGTTGGTGAAGGAATCGCTACAGGTGGGGGAGGAAAAGCATTAACTGGTTTAGGTGTATCTGGTTTAGCCGGTCAAGGAATTCGTGAAGCAGGTGGTCCTGAGTGGGCGGCAAGTGGGACAGAAATTGCAGGTTCTTTAGCTCCATCCTTGATATCTAAGAAGCTTATTCCTACAGGTAAGGATGCCAAGAGTATTGTGGAATCAGGAAGAAAACTTGGTTTATCTGAATCTCAAATTACCCCTTTAATTCAAGGTGAAACTAAAGTTGCTACATTATCAAAAGTAGCGAGGAAGAGTACGAAAACACAAAAACTTTTCAATTCGATTAAAGAAAATCTTGGTGACTCTTATAATACTATAAAGGGATCAAAAGAAGCCAAGACAACTCTTAAAAAGGCAGATCAAATCAAAATAAGAGATGATTTTGAAAAGATTAGAAATGAACTTTCAAAGACACTTGCGCCCTCTCCTGAAAAGGGTGATGCTATAAAATACATTGAAAAGGCCTTGGATACTCTAGAAAAGGTTGAAATCACTCCAGAATATCTTATTAACTTTTGGCAAGATATTAATAAATCTGTCAAATGGAATAGCATAAGTGGTGGAAAAAAAACTCTAACTCAATTAAAAAAACCTATATCAAATACATTAGAAGCTGTTTCTCCACAATTGGCTAAAGATTTTGAGATGACAAATGAATTGTATTCAAAATATGCACAGATTTCAAAAAAATTAAAACCAGATTGGATTGATCCTATCATAAATAAAGGAGAATTACTTGCTGGTGTAGGTGGTGCTGTAGCATTGGCCACAGGTAATCCATTCTTACTCGGTAGTGTTCTGACTGAAAGTGCTATTAGGATTTTAGGACGTGAGATGCTAATTAATCCATATTTTCAGAATGTAGCAGAAAAACTTGTTGTAAACTTCAACTCAAGTTCTATGAAGGGAGTTAAGGATATCGTCAAGCAAGTTCAAGAATATATGAATAGAAAACATCCAGAAGAAGACTGGTCATTCTTAACTCAAGATTGATATTATTTTACTTCTTTATTTTGAATTTGTTTAATCTTATCTCTGATAGCTATTCGTATAAATTCCCCCATTTGTGTGTTTGTCAACATACACATTGTTTTGAGTTGTGTGTATAAAGTTATAGGCAAAAGAAACGACGTCATTCTATGAATGCCCTTGTTAACCATACTCGCGCCTCTTGTTATATAATTATATACGTTTCTTGAGTTAGCATCACTATAATCTATTTATTTTAAAAAAAACCACCTAATTTAAAGATTAAATTTAATTTAGGGGGACATATGCCAAAATTCGCACGACCAAATAGTTATAACGGAAAACAATCTAATCAGAATTGGACTGGTCAGGCGCGTTTTGCCAATGAAACAGAGGCAGCAGCTGGTGAGAGTGCACAGTTAATGATTAGTCCTTCAACACTTGCTAGTGCTGTCGGAGATCTCGTCCCATCTGCTACAACGCTAATTGAAGGTGTTGTTTTGCTTACCGATAACAACTCTCCAGTAGCTACAAAGTTTTACGCTGATGCTCTTGCCATTAGCGGATCTCCTGTTTCAACTGAAACAACTGCAGGTATTGGGCAATTAGCAACAAATGTTGAAGCAGTAGCAGGAACTCCTTCTACTGGTCTTCTTGCTCTATTTGTAACTCCATCAAACTTGACACCTGTTTTTGCAGCACCTCCAGCACTTGGAGGTACTACTCCTGCTGCCGCCGCTTTTACTAATTTATCAGCTACAGGCGTTGGAACAGGAAACGCAATTACTTCCGATACAGCATCTAGTATGGGAGTAACTGGAGCTGGTATTGATTTAACACTATCTAGCGATGCAGGACGAGTTATTGTTAACGGAGAAGAAGCGGCGGCAAACGCGATTACGTTACTTTCTGCGGCAGGGGGTATCGATGTTGACGCAGCCTTACAAATTAATATTGCTACTTCACAAAGTGCTGTAGATGCTATCAGAATTGTGGCTAGTGCTGGTGGTATAGATATAGATGCTGTTGGTGTAGCTACAGAAGATATAAATATCACAAATACCGGTGGTTCTGTCGTATTGGTTGCTACAGAATCGGCAGTAGATGCCATAGTCATTAATGCAACTCTTGGAGGTATTGATATTTTGGCTTCGGGCGCATCTGCCGGAGAAGATATTGATATAATAGCAACTGGATCAAGCGTTAATATTACATCAACTGAAAACAATGCTGGTGCCATTATTATTAGTGCTAATGGTGGAGCATCTGAAAGAGTAACACTTCTATCTTCACAGGGAACTGGTGCTGATAGTATTAATCTTGAAACTACATCAGGTGGTGTCACATTATCAGCCGGTTTAGCATCAGCAGACGCGATTAATCTTTCTGCAAGTGCTGGTGGTATAGATATAGATGGTGCTCTTCAAGTTAACATCGCTTCTTCTCAGAATGCCGTTGATGCAATCAGAATTGTAGCCTCAGCAGGCGGTATCGACATCGACGCTGTAGGTGCTGCTACAGAGGATATTAACATCACAAATACCGGTGGTTCGATCCTTCTTGTATCGACCGAGGCTGCTACGGACGCAATCGTTTTAACGGCAACCACAGGCGCAGCCGGAATAGACGTGAATGCGGGTACTGGAGGTATCACAATTGATACCACCGGCACATTGTCATTAGATTCCGCAGGGGCAACAAACCTAACCGCAACAGGTGCATTCGATATTACAATTCAGTCAACGGCAGGAAGTATCCTTCTAAATTCCGGAGAAGCAGTCACTGACGCTATCAATATCGACAGCACAGGCGGATTCGACCTAGATGCTGCACTAGAGATCAACATCACTTCATCGGAAGCGGCTGTTCCAGATTCTATCAGAATATTTGCAAGTGCAGCCAACGGGGGAATCGACGTTGATAGCGGAACTGGAGGGCTAACTTTAGACTCGACAGGAGTTGTATCAATCGATGGTGCTGGGGCCTCCAACTTTAGTGTATCTGGAGCAGGGATTGACTTGTCGTTGATTTCGACAGGTGGGAGAGTTGTTGTTAACGGTGAAGAGGCCGCGGCTGATGCCGTTCGAATTCTGTCAGCAGCAGGCGGTCTAGATGTTGATGTCGCGCTACAAATGAGCTTAGTATCCAGCCAAAACGCTGCGGACGCTATAGTAATAAATGCTTCAGCCGGTGGTATTGACATTACGGCCGCAGGCGCTGCAGCTGAAGATATTGACATTGTATGTACTTCAGGAAGTATCAATTTGACAGCTGGAGAAAATATTGCTACTTCAATGGTAATTACAAACACAGGTATGGATATTGTAATTACTGGAGCTGCGGGACAAGATTTTGATCTTACTAATACAGGTGGTTCTGTAAATATTACAGCAACAGAAGATATCTCTTCAGCATTTGTATTAAATTGTTCTGGAGCTTCTTCAGGTATCTCAATTGATGCAGGTACAGCAGGTGTGACAATCGGTACAGGTATGATCCATGCTATTACAGCAGTTGCAACAGCAGCGACACCGTATGCAGTTCTAGGAACTGATTATGTCATATCAACAGATACTACAGCAGGTGTATTAACAATAACATTGCCAGCTGTTCCAGTTACAGGACGTACATTAATAGTTTATGATGGTGTTGGACAAGCCGCTATTGGAGGAGCTATCACGATAGATGGAAATGGAAATAATATAGCTGCCGCCGGTACTTCTGCAGCTACAAAGGCAATCAATACAGCTTTTGAGTCTTACACATTATATTTTAACGGTACAATATGGCTTGGTCAGAATGTAGTTTAATAGGATAAAAAAAAATGTTAAAACAAAAATCATTTTTAGAAGTAGAAATCGCGGGAAAAAGCTATAGCATGTCTTGCGATAGTGATTCACCCCTTGGGTGCCTTCATGACGCTCTTATGCAGATGAAAGGTTGGTGTGTTGATCGTATGATTAAGGCTCAACAAGAAGAAACAGCTAATGCTGAGGCTCATAAGTCACAAAATAATGAGGAATAATGGTATCACGAGCTTTCTTTGATGAGATTAGAACTCTTGGCTTTGCCGGGATATCCGCTGCGTATGCGGTTGTTGGACCAGTTCTTTCTGCAAATGCTAGGGGTATTTGTTTCACAAATGACACTGAAGGCGACATGCTTTTTACGGATGATGACACGAAAGATAAAATATTCGTAAATGCCGGATCATTCAAACTGTGGGATCTTCAATCGAATATCAATCCACAGTTTGACGATAAATATGTATTGCCAATCGGAACACAATTTTATGTTAAACAAATCACGGCTCCCATAAGTGGGAGCGTGTATATCGAGCTTATATATTGATGTTAAAACGAAATGACTTAGCTAAGCAATTCGAACTTGTGGTCCAGCAAGAAATTATCAACCACAACCAGCAAATTCTTGCTTCAAATCTATCTATCAATGAAATGAAAAAGTTTATTGAGGATAGTATAAAAAAACAGGATTTTATCAATATACAATTTTCGTCTTCATTAAGCGGGATAAATAGAGTTGTTTTTGAATTCAGTGAAGTTATGATTGATTTAAGAAAAAAGATTGCAAGCATATCAAACGAAAAGAATGACTATAAAATAACTGTAAAAGGAATACTAGAAACTTGTGTAGAAAATCATAGTTTGCTGCTTTCTAAATTTGAAAATTCAGAAAAACTAATTGGAAATTTATATAAATTAGTAAATGATTTATCAAATTCAGTAGTTGGATTATCACTCACTTTTTCTCAGGAAATGCAAGATGAAGTACGTAAACTTAGACAAGAGATAGATAAATCTAAAAAAGAAATACTTTCACAACCTTCGGAAGCCAAAGATGTAAAAAAGGAATTGGATAAAAAATTTGAAATTTCACAAGTTGATATTCAAGGTTTGAAAAAAGAAATAGATTTACTGAAAAAGTCGGCATTCATCAGAGAAAAACATATTGAGCATTTATTTACACAAATTGAAAGACTTAAGGTAGGTAAATTGTGAGTCAGGCCGGCGTATTAGATGTTGATAGCTCAAATCCACAGATTCCAACCCAATTTGATACAGACTCAGGCCCTGCTATACCTATAGCAAATGTTCTTGAAATTGTAGGCGGTCCAGGAATTGAAACTTCGGGATCTGGAAATACTGTTACCATATCATTAACAGGTGGGGGCGCTGGAATAGATTCAATTACAGTAGATGCCTTTACAGCTCCTGGAACTAACCCGGTCGAACCAGATGGCACCGGATTAATCACTGTTACAGGTGCACAGGTTGTTTCTGGAACTGTTGGCACTAACGTAATCAGATCTAATTCTCTATCCGCTAATGCCTATACAATGCAGATTCAGCAGGCCGGTAGTGCTGGCGTTTCAACGACTAACTTGAATGGTGTAGCACATTTTAATTCTACTCAATTTACAGTATCCAATGGCTTTGTTTCGCTTACTGGAGGTGGTTCTGCAATAGACTCTATTCAACCTAACTCAGGAATTATCGTAGCACCAAATGCATCTGGTTTAGTTAATATTTTAGGATCTGGAAGCACTACAACTATAGGGACTTTCAATACACTGACAGTTGAGCTTACCGGATTGACTAACCACGCTGTTTTAATTGGTGATGGAACATCAACAATAAAAAAGCTTGCCGTTGGTACTAATGGACAGGTTTTGATAGGTTCCACAACAGCAGATCCAGCTTTTGCCACGATTACAAGCACTCTAGGAACAATTTCATTCACTTTAGGCGCTAATAGTCTAGCCATGGATGTGGCGAGTGGTGGATTTCTATGGGCTGATATATCTGGAGCATTTTCTCCTTTAGCTCAACGAGGGTATTTCATTACTGGAACAGCAACAGGAACCTTACCAGCAGCCCCAGCAAATGGAGATACAATTAAATTTTTTGTTGATCATGCGTCACAAGTGCTCACAATACAAGCAGCGAACTCAAAGATTATTCGGTTTGGAGATACAGTATCCGCAGCAAACGGAACAGCAGTAAGCACGCTTCAAGGGGATAGTGTTGAGCTTGTGTATAGATCTACAAACAACTGTTGGTGTGCAATAGCAGGTTTCACAGGTGTCTGGAACGTAACTTAAGGAATATATGGCATATACATCGGCAGACAATAACTACGCCACAGCAAAATTCATCGTGGGTACATCTGGAAAGGCAAACTACCTGACCATTGCAACAGCAATAACAGCTGCACTAGCTGCAACAGGTTCCCAGACTATATTCATTTTGCCAGGAGTATACACAGAGAACCTTACCTTACAGCCATCAGTTAACTTAGTCGCTTATGATGCGGATGCATTAACACCTAACGTTACAATCACAGGAAAGCTCACATTTACACAAGCCGGTACAGTATCCATAAGCGGAATCAGGTTAACAACAAACTCAGACTTTTTTCTTGCAGTAACAGGATCAGCGGCTTCTGTTGTTAACATGAAAAACTGTTACTTAAACTGCTTAAATAATACTGGTATATCCTTCACAGCATCTAACACATCCGCAGTAGTACAGTGTAATAATTGCGGTGGAAATTTAGGTACAACAGGTATTGCGTTTCATTCAATGAGCAGTACAGGATCTATATCTTATCAAGGTTGTGGTTTTGATAATTCAGGTGCTTCAACAACAGTGACAAGCAACTCAGCGGGTGATGCATATTTCTTCTATTGCACGATGGCATCACCTATAGGTACTACGAGTACCGGTGGTATATTTGTTTTACAATGTAATGTTGACGTAGCAGGACAAAACGTAACAGCTCTCACATCAAACGGAACCGGTAATAACACTGCTGAGTATTCACTTTTCAATGGTGGAAGTGCTTCAGCGGTTACAGTAGGAACAGGAGTCACATTACTTTACCTATATTGTGCAGCTTCAAGCAGTAATGCAACAGCAGCCATAACAGGACTAGGAGCAATACAAACATATTGTCCTACATTTCCAAACTCTAATTTCCTTATAAACACAACCACACAATCTACAGGTGGTACTATTCAAGGTTTAAGAGCAGGAAATGCTCCGAATGCTGGATTTATTGGGGAGCAACTCAGTAATGCAGTGACTGGAACAGTCTTAGGTAATGGAACTATAACAGACTTAACAAGCATTTCATTGACTCCAGGCATATGGGATGTAACTGGAATGGGTGTTTTTACATTTACAGGGACAGCATTAGGAGCTAACTTAGGCGTGAGTCTTACCAGCGTTACTCTTGCTGGAAACAATGGAGATCAAAACACTTCTTTTGTTTTAACATCTGCAACTCCTACAGTTCCTTTAAGCGTTTCTAGCTTTAGAATAGTCCGATCAACAACAGCTACATGTTATTTAGTCGTACAAGGTGTTTATTCAACAGGAGCCGTATCTTGTAGTGGAAGAATCTCAGCTACTCGTGTAGGTTAGAATTATCGCGTTTATATCTACGTAATCTTTCGTCTAAGATCATCTGATCAATTTTTTCTTGGTGTTTCCTCTCTCTTCTGCGTGCAGGGAAAGAGGAAATCCAGTCAGTAAACATGAATACAGACATGAATATTTTTAAGATAAACATTTTGACTATTCTAATATGATTGTATGTCGTGAAGGATCTGGAAGAGGTTTTTTCTCTTCTTCGCCCCATATCATATAAACTAGCATCTCTGAAATATATATGTATGGGATAAAGCAGGTGACTACATAAGCGGCTTTGAAGAATGCCCAAACGCTATTTACGTTATCCAAAACCTTTACATTATCGTAAAAGTACTTTTCTTTATCAGTCATCTTTGCATATCTAATCTGTTGAGCTTTCTCTCGATCTGCTTCTATGACCTCTGGAGGTGTATTCTTGAAGTATTCTTCAGCAATTTTCTTTGTTTTTTCTTCATGTTCTAGGAGACGTTGCATTTGGGCATTATATAAACGACCATGTGTAAGATCGTTTACATATGGAGAGGTATTTAACCTTGAGTGTATTGTAGTCATTCTGTTTCCGTTCCTTTATTTATTTCATTGTATAGGTCTTGAAGTTCAAAATTTCTTTCTATAAACTGTTCTCTTGTGAATTTCTTTGATGTTAATTTTTCACGTAATATTTCTGATTCAGCAGATATAACGATATTTGCATTATGCTTTCTTGCATCTATATATTTCGATAGATTTTCTGCTATAACACCAGCTTTAAGAAGAAGTTGCAAATCAGAGGTTACAATTTGCTTAATTCGACTCTCTATTTTCATCATCGTAGGGATATGAAGTTCAAGTTGATAAGCTTCAAAATGTTTGATACGCGCAACTGAAGACATAGGGATTTTTTTTACACCCGAAGGATCTTTAGGATCTTTAATCATTGGGTTTGTGTTGATCCATTGGATGATATACTCCTCATCATATATCAAACCATCAGGAGCTTTCATAGGTATGTTTGGAGTGTTTTTAGAGATTGGACATTTGAACTCTTGAAGATATGGATCGTCAAAAATATATTTCTCAAAAGCTTTATCGACTTCTACACATTTTATAAGTTGCTGCCATCGCATATAATGAGGGCTTTCGCTTACTTTATAAACGATGTAAGGAGTTGATGAAATACCACCTAATGCACTCCCTGAGCACGCTCCTATAATAGCACCAACACCGGCACCCATAGGTGTCCCTGTGCACGCGAAACCTATACCAGCCCCAGCAAGAGCACCTATCCCAGCGCCACTAACAGATCCTATAGTTACAGGTACAGCAGATATTTTTAACACATTAATTTTAGCGTCTGGAGCATAAGCAAAATAATTATATCCCCTGATAAACTTATCATCTCTATGAGTAGAGTTTAGGTGTTTCATAGATTCAAGGTGAATATTTACGATTATTTTTTCTTCTTCTTCGCTGCGCTGAAAAGCCGTGTAATTCTCTTCTGCTAAGTATTCTTTCGAAGGTATCTTTGAATTACTGATCATTTTTCCCCCTTTATTTTTTGTTTCGTTCTTCAATAGCGCACAAACGGCCATGGAAGTCCTTAATTTCCTCTTTGATTGCAGAAATTAAGTCTATGATTTGCCTGTTATCATTTCTTGATTCAGATCTACTCCATAGCCATAGAGTAAGTGTAAAGACCATGTTAGCTATCATAAACGTTGCAAATTGTGTCCAGTCCATTATTTCACCTTATTTTTTGTTTCGTTCTTCAATAGCACAAAGTCTTCCGTGAAAGTCCTTCATTTCCTCGTGAATAGCTTTTAACTGTGCATTAACACCATTCTCAAGATGACGATAATCAGCTCTAGATTCGGTTCTATTCCACATAAACAGAGGAATGATTAATGCTGCATTTCCTAAAATTAGAGTTAACACTTGTACCCAAGAATCATTCATTTTTACCTCTGCATATGTTCATTTCTATAATCTCTAAGCGTCGTTCAAGATCTGTAAATTTCTTTAAAAGTTCAGAATGTTTAGCGAATATCCCTTTTCGTATTTTATGACATGATTTGTCAATCTCGTCAACGCGAGACTCTATCGCAGAAAACTCTGATTCTTCTTTTGTCTCAAATAAATTGTATTGGATTTGTGTAGACATACATCACGGTCTTTTGATAAAAAAGAAACCATAACACGTAACCACTAAATGATCAAGTAGTTTCGTAAGTACTTGACTTACTAAGCGTCTTAGGGTATTATAGTCATAAATCAGGGGTAATTTTTATGAATGATGTAATTGTTTTGAGAAAAGAGGTATACGGTAGAGAGTTATTTTATCCCGTCAATGAATTTGCATGCATACTTTGCAGGCTATTAGGAAAAAAAAGTATGAGTATGGATCATATAAAAGTTTGCTTAGATGCAAAATGGAAAATAACAATACACGAAAAACAAAAAAAAGAGGTAGCATGAATCCAATTTCGACTTCTAGCACCTCTATAAAAGAAACACCCCCACAACAACCACCAACGACCAATAATCCAATTGATGGTTGGCCTAGCATAGATTTCGGAGATTAATTGTGTCCATATTAGCCTTAGAACAATATATAGCAAAGACAGAGTTTTCTATAGAGGATGTGATCGATAGATTCATTTATTCTGTAGACGTTAAAAACAACTCTAAGGATACATACAGAAGGCAACTTAAGCAGTTCACTGATTTTGTTTATAAGAAATACCAAGACGGTGATTTATCAAAAGTGTCCCGTAATGATATCGTAGACTACAGAAACCACCTCACACAATCGCAAAAGACAGTTAGAACAGTTAACGGGTATATAACAGCCGTATGTAACATGTTTTCGTGGCTTGAAGAAAATGAAACTATCAAGGATATATCTAGGGGTGTTAAGAAATTAAAACCGCCTCCAGGTTTTAGTAAGGACTGTCTGACGGTATCTCAGATAAGACAAATATTAAGTAATTTTGATCTGACTACAAATGAAGGTTTGAGAAATTATGCTTTGTTTAATCTAATGGTTAGGATAGGACTTCGGTCTGTAGAAGTATCTACAGCAACAGTAGGAGATATAAGGCAGAAATGTGGGCAAGCAATTTTAGAAATTCAAAGCAAGGGATGTGATTCGAAGGATGACTTTGTGATACTTGTAGATGAGGTCCTAATTCCATTGAGGCGCTACCTTATTACCAGAGGGCAATTAGTCGAGCAAGATCCTTTGTTTGTAAGTGATTCTAACAGAAGTCGAGGGGAAAAGTTATCGTTGCGGATGATCGGGCACATAATACGTGAGTCATTTAAAAAAATCAATATAAATGATTCTAGGATAACTCCGCACTCCTTACGTCACACGGCTATTAGTCTAAGTATTGCAAATGGAGCAAGCTTAACTCAGGCACAGGCTATGGCTAGGCATTCGGACCCTAAGACAACCATGATTTATGTACATAATCAAGATCGTATCAAAAATGCAGCTGAGAGGTTTATCATCATATGATTATCGATTGCATTAGCGACTGTCATGGATTTTATCCAAAGCTGGAAGGTGGTGATCTTTTAATCGTAGCAGGGGATTTGACAGCTAGGCATACAGTCAGAGAGTTAGATGAATTTAACGAGTGGTTATTGCAACAGAGATATGAAAAAAAAGTAGTTATAGCAGGAAATCACGATACCTTAATAGAAGATAGGGGAATATTTGATATTTCTAATCCGATAGATCGAACCTTATTTTTAGATCCATCTGCTGATTATCTCTGCGATTCAGGTACAGAGTTTGAAGGAATAAAGATATGGGGAACACCGTGGTCATTATGGTTTAAGGGAGTTAATCCACATTGTGCCGCATTTATGGGATATGAAGGGGATTTACAAAAGAAATATGATCTGATTCCTAATGATATTGACATCCTTATATCTCATACACCTCCTTATGGTATTCTGGATCAAAATAAAGATGGGTATCTTTGTGGAAGCATGTATCTTAGAAATACCTTAGATCGAGTAAAGCCAAAGTTTCTGATATGCGGTCATATCCATGAGAGAGGCGGGCAACAAATCAGGTGTAATGGTTCGGGCGCCTGGTGCATAAATGCCAGTATCGTAAACGAAAAATATCAACATGTGAATAAGCCTGTAAGATTGAACTATTCGAAAATCTCATACAGTTGCTCGGAAAAATCGTACAACTCAACTAGTAAGGAAAACTTACCAGTTGAAAAGGAATAATTTTGTGGTAAGTTTTATAGGTGTTGCTATATGTAATCCGATGCCACATGAAAAATTATGTGGATTGGAATTTGATAATACTGGTGATTTAATTCGCCATATCGAGCAGTTATGGGATGAGACAAAGAAGTTGAAGGAACGGGTTAAAATTCTTGAAAAGAGATTTTCGGAAATTCCGGAGAAGTGAGGGGTATGAATACATTTAACAATAAGATGCCAGGGGATTTAATAACTCTGGAGATGAGGATTAAGGAAGATGTAAGGCATGTTATGAAGGCTATGTTTATTTCTTCTGAAGATAGACGAAAGCTTTTAGAAGATGCTATAGAGTCAAGCATAATAAATGGAAATATTTTGAATCATATAGAAAAAGAAGCGCGTAACGCTATTTCTGAATCTGTAACTGAGTATTTTAAATTTGGTGAAGGTGGAATGGCGTTAAGAAAATCTATAAACGATGTTTTACACGAGATAATCCCTAAAATTTTTAACGACGACATCAAAAAAAATGTTAGGCGAACAGATGACAAATAAATTCTCGATTGCCATAAACTGCCCTTTCTAGCAATCAGATTAAAGGAAAAATTATGGGGATGTATTGCTGTTGTGGAGTCAAAAAAAGATCCAAAGGATGGACGTGTGAATGTGATTGGGATGGTTGGTTTTTGTGTTTCGAATGTGAAGATATTCCAATGAAGGTTCTAATAAAATGAGTGATGAAATAATAAAGATCTTATCCGATACGTATTGGACGAATGATTCAGAATCGGTGAAACCTGATACGAGCAATCAGATTAGGTTTCATGGTTCCTTAGAAGAATTCAAAAAATACATGCCTGAGTTATATGAAAAAATGGAAAAATTATGAGTGAAGATTTTTTTAATATTGAGAAATTTTTACCAGCAACTAAATTCACAAATAGCTCTAAGTATACGGTTATCCTTAGCCGTATACCAATACCACCAAAAAGAAAATATAAAGATATTATGTTTGTTAGGCCTGGGGCGTTTGTTATTATAGATAGGGAGATTGAAATGACAGCATTTTCGATAAGGTTTGAATGAGATTTAAGGATTAAAGGAAAATTTATGAAAGAAGAATGTCGTAAAATCATAAAAAAAGATTTTTATGAATTGATTGGAAAAAAGCTTCGTCATCAAGAAAAGCTAGCTGAAGAAATTATTCTTTTGTTAAGAGTTTATAATGAATTTCCAGATGATGCAAAAAAAACGAGTGTGGAACATGAATAAGTATATATTCCATTTGCGAACTGACAGATGAAGAGTGTCAATTGAGGTATCAGAAAAAACAGCAATCGGATTAAAGGAAAAGATGTTTTGAAGTTGCGTAATGCATCTGCTAATGGAGTTGATATGACGCCAAACACAGTAGGAATACAATTTCTTGTGACTGTAGCTAATTTGAATATTCATTGTTTGAAAGCTGCTATATAAAAATTAGGGGGGTGTAAACTCCCCTTTTTTTCTATTCGGAAGTTTTGGAAGTGCTATGAAATGCGATACTTCAAATCCAATCACTTTAAATGAGGGCCCAGCAAAAGGAATCCATCCACATTTTGTATATGTTGCTAGTGCATAGGTGTCGTCATCAGAACAAACTAGATACTCTTCACCTATGCTTGGAGGGATTTGGTTTATCTTGAACCATTTCATAATTCTAACCCGCAGTGAGGGCATTGTTTCTTTCTTTTTTCCTCGATTTCTTCTTTTTCGTCGGCATTTCGTCCCTCAGAAATCCCGAGTCCTTCAATTTCTTCTTTAGACGCATCCCCTTTTTCCAAATCATCGTCAAAAGCTCCTGATAATAGTAGTTCAGTAAAACCAGCGTCAAACAGCATTTCTCGATCAAAATTCATCTTTACAATTTACCCCGTTTTTTATAACATAAAATTGTTTATCATTTTTTTTCATAAATCTGACCCATCTTCTTACGATGATATCACAATATCCGGGACTCAATTCAATACCAATGCATTTTCTATTTAATTTTTCAGAAGCGATCATAGTTGTTCCAGATCCAAGAAATGGATCATAGACATAATCTCCCTCATCTGTATGATTTATAATTGGGCGACTCATGCATTCCAGTGGCTTTTGTGTAGAATGTGCCGTTCTTTCGTCTTCTTCTTTAGATTTTCCGAACGCATTTAGAGAGGCAATTTCCCATATAGTATGTTGTTTTCTGTCACCCTTCCAATTATGATTTTTCCCACTTCTAACAGCATACCAACATGGCTCGTGTTTCCAATGATAATCACCTCGACTAAGTGCAAAATTTTGTTTTGACCAAATAATTTGTGAAATAATTTCAAATTCTGCTTGTTCTAAACTTTTTTGTACTTCAGAACAAAATTTTCCAGCATGCCAAATATAGGCAATATTTCCAGGAAATAGCGACCATGCCAAAGCCCAATTAATTCGGTCATCATTTTGTACTTTCCCTACAGCTCTGCATCCTTTTCCTGCTTTACTACGCCACGATGGATCATATTCAACTCCGTAAGGAGGATCTGTAACCATAATTACAGGCTCTAACCCATTCATTACTTTTTGTACTGTGTCAGGATCTGTGCTATCCCCACAAATCAATCTATGTTCACCTAACTCGTAAATGTCCCCTAATTTTGTAATAGCATCTTTATCTTCTGCTGGCAAAAGTTCTTCAGAAGATTCATCTTCCTCGGCATCATCTATTGGACTCCCTATATCCAAAATTGACAGTTGTTCCTCAGTGAAACCACAATCAATCAACATTTCTATGTCAAATTCATTCGCCAGAATATCAAAATCAAAAGTTCCGTAATGCTGATTGTCCTTTATTATCCTTGTTTTCATTAATTCATCAGACACGTTCTCCTCGATTTCGCACGCAATCGTCTTCCATCCAAGTTTTTTAGCAGCCCGCACCCTTTGGTTACCTGCATACACGATAAGTCCTTCCTGGCACCTATTAACAAGAATTGGACGGCATCTAAGAAAATCCGGGTCATCACTAAGGCTTTTGCAAAGCTTTTTAAAAGCTTCGTCATTGATCCTTCTAGG